TACGTCTAAATTAGTTAAAGGTTTATCTAAAAGCTTAAAAGTATGTAAATGGTTAAGAATCCCTATTTGAAAATTTTCAATTAGCAGCTGGTTAAAATTTATTAAACGTAAATTATGCGCAGGCAAATCAAGGGTCATACCTTATTATAAAGCTTTTCCAGTAATGTTCTAGGAGCTTTTCCAATTCTACAATTTATAATCCCGTTGTAATAACCATCTTTAATTAACACTTCATGTTCAAATTGCATTTTGGCTTCATAATAGGCTAACTCAAACTTGCTATCGCATAGATGAACGATTTCAAATGTAAATTTATCTTTACCAACTTTAGCAATATCTTCGTTTAGATCATTAGACGATGAGGTGTACTCTCTCCAATCAGTTTCAATATCAAAATGTCTTTTGTTTTTCTTACCTTTTAAAGGCTTAAGTTTTTTAACAGACTTCATCTGCTTTTTACCAATATACTTTTTATTGTTAATTGTATTTGTAATTATATAAATGAAACCATACGGTAGATTAGCTTCAGTTAATTCTAGTTTTGTTTGCCAGTGGCCGAGATCCATTATTTTTTCTTTTTCTTTTTCTTCTTTTTAAGACCGTTTCTGGTTAAAATACCACCAAATATAGATGTGGGAATTCTTGCATCCCCTGTTGCATATGTGTCAGTACCAGGTGTACCAGAAGCGTATCCTGATGCACCTATTGATGCAGCGTTACCTAAAGCTCCACCATTACCAGCCGTATTAGGTGCAGTCGGTACATACCCAGCTCCATCTTCATTAAGCATTTTTTTAAAAATTTCACTGTATATACTCATTGACTTTTATGTATTTATATTTATAATGTTGTAATGGATTTACTAACCAAATACATAGAAGAGATTAAAGAAGATCTTAAGATTGATGAGTTTAATATTAAAGAGTGTGCATTAAGATCACCTAATCGTAAGCATCAATGGGTTAGTAGACTTATTAATCATAAACGTAATCTGTTAAAATTAGAAGCAGAAAAGCTAAAACTAATTAAAAAGGTATCTACTGAAATTAACTACCAATCACCGGTTAAACTATCAAATATGGTTGTTGAAAAATCAGCTGAAGAAATTGATATTGTTAAAGAGTTAATTTTAAAAATTGCAGAAGAAAAATTAATTATAGAGTTTCTAGAAAAGACTGAAAAAACGTTTTCGTCGCTTACATATGATATAAAGAATATAGTAGAGATAATGAAACTGGAACAAATGTAGTATGATTAATTTTGAATATTTACCAAATCGCAGAATTTGCAGACTTACTGGAGATAAGTTTGATGAAATAAGAGAGCATTTTAGTGTAAAAAATCCTAATGCTTTTTTTATGAAACGGTTTGGTAGAAGGTTCACCAACGATAGAATTTATTGTATCACCCCAACCGGTTTATTTGATACTGGGATGTTTTATGAGATTTTAAGATATATTGCAGGTTGTTTTCCTGAAATTGAAATAAATTATGATGATAAAATAAAACAAGCAATTAAACCTTCTCTCGGTAATAATGCTTTACCTTATGACTCTTTAAATTTAAAACTTAGAGATTATCAACAAGAGACAGTTAAACAGGCACTTTTATTCGGTAGGGGTATTATTAAAGTCGGTACAGGGGGTGGTAAAACTCTCACTATAGCTTCATTAATATCTACGTATTTTTCTCTAAACAGTAAAGTAAAAATATTACTTATTGTACCTGATCTAACTCTTGTAGATCAAACGTTTAAAGACTTTAACAGCTACGGTGTTCCTTTCAAATGTACTAGATGGACCGGTAGTATTGATCCAGATTTAACTAGTGATGTTGTTATTGCTAATATTGGCATACTACAAAGTCGATTTGATCAACACACCTGGCTTGTAAACGTAGACATGGTTATTGTAGATGAATGTCATAAACTTAAAAAGGGTAATAAAGTTTGTAAATTAATTGCAGATATAAAAACTAACCATAAATTTGGATTAACCGGTACCTTGCCTGATAATAAAGTCGATGAATGGAATATTATTGGTAAGCTTGGAACTGTGTTTTATGAAAAGACTAGCTATGATTTGAGAGTAGAAAATTACCTTACAAATGCAGAAATAAAAATTGTAGAAATTACCTACAAAGATAAAGTACAATATTCTCAAACTGCTAACAAATTTAAAACCGAGTTAGATTTTATATACGCAAGTAAATTTCGGAATAAAATTATTTCAGCGTTATGTAAAATAAGTAATAATAACACTCTTATACTAGTTAATCACATTTCACATGGATTGGAAATGTTTAATAGTTTAACTGAATTACTACCTGCCAAGAAAGTATACTTTATCAGAGGAGAGGTAGATGTAGATGAGAGAGCTAGAGTAATCCAAGAAATGGAAAGAAACGATAACATAGTGTGTGTAGCTATCAGTGCTATATTCTCAACAGGCGTTAATGTTAAAAACCTACACAACATTGTATTTGCTTCTGGAGGTAAAAGCTTCATACGTATTATTCAATCTATTGGTAGAGGTTTAAGATTAAATGACAATAAGCAAAAGTTAATAATTTATGATATTACAGATAAGTTAAAGTATAGCCTTGCTCATTCTGAAAAACGTAAAGAAATTTACAAACTAGAGAAAATTGTATTTACTGAGAATAATATAGTTGAAAAGTAGTGTACCTACATTACAATCAATACATATATGGCTAAGAGAGGTCCTAAACCCAAAAAAACGGAACATTACGTAGATCCAGAACAATTTAAACTCAATTTAGTCGAGTATTACAAAACCGGTAAAGGTGAAGATATTCTTGCTGAATATATTAATAAGATTGCTAACGGTTTAAGTTATTCCTCAAATTTTATTAACTACACTTATAAGGATGAGATGATAGGAGACGCTCTTGTAAAGATGTTTACAGCTGTAAAGAATCATAAGTTTAATATCGAATCAGAACATAATCCTTTTTCATATTTTACTACAATTGCTTTCCATGCTTTTATTAATCGAATTAAAAAGGAAAAGAAGCATAATGAAGCTATCAATGAATATAAAAGTAGATTTTACGAAGTAGAACTTAACCGTGATTCAGATATTAACATTTACGTTAAACCTGACGGTTACGGGGACGATGAAGCTCCAGATGACGTAGGTTCAAGCAATGAATAATAAAGTAGCAATATTCTCAGATTTACATTTAGGTGTTCATCAAAACTCTAGTTTCTGGATTGATGTTGCACTTGATTGGGTAAAATGGTTTAAACAAGATCTCCACAATAAAGGTATTAAAGATATTATCTTTTGTGGTGACTTCTTTCATTATCGTGATGAAATTAATCTTCTTTCTCTTGATGCTGGTTATAAGTTTTTAGCTGAATTAGCAGATTTTAATATTCATAGTATTACAGGTAATCATGATTGTTACTATAAAGATACATCTGAAGTTAACAGCTTATCTATTTTAAAAGGTAGAAATAATATTAATGTTTATGATACAATCGAAACATTAACCGTTAATGGTAAACGTTTAACTTTTTGCCCTTGGGGCACTAAATTAACTGATATACCTCGTAGTGATGTAATTTTTGGTCATTTTGAACTTACTAATTTCAAAATGAACGCTTTTAAAATTTGTGATCACGGTGATGATCCTAGCGATCTTATCGATAAAGCACCTTTAGTATTTTCCGGACATTTTCATTTAAGAGATGAAAAAGACTTTAACAAAAGTATTATTGTATATGTTGGAAACCCCTTTGAAATGGACTTCGGCGATTCTGGTCAAACTAAAGGTTATTATACTTTAGATATTTCAAAAGGAGATTATGAATTTACTGAATGTAGTTTCACTCCAAAGCATAAACAAATTACCCTTTCACAACTCATTAACGTTAAAGACGTTGATAAAGAGTTTAATGAAACATTAACCAACAATATTGTAAAAGTTGTTATTGATAAGAATATCAGCACTGAACATTTAGACGCTCTTGTTAGTAAAATGAACGTCTTTAAACCTAACGATCTTAGAATTGACTATGATGTTAATTATAATAAAATTAAAGTTGATGATAAAGTTGAGTTAGATCTATCCGGTGTTATTATTGAAAAAGCTATTGATGAATTTGTAAACATGCTCGATATTCAAAATAAATCTGAAGTTATCGAGTATACAATCAATCTTTATAATCGTTCGAAACTATGAAATACGTCGCGTTCCAAGAACTAAAAATTAAAAACTTTTTATCTGTAGGTGAAGAACAAGTTGTGGTAAAATTTATCAAAGGTCTTCATATTATTACCGGTATTAACCGTGATAAAGAAGATAGACGTAATGGTGTGGGTAAGTCTACTATTGCGGATGCATTATACTTTGCTATATTCGGTTCTACCTTAAGAGATATTAAGAAAGACTTCATTTCTAATAACTTAACCGACGGTACATGTGAAGTACAACTTTCGTTTAACGTGAATTCTACTAGAGGTAATGATGATTTTACTATTGTAAGATCTCTCAATCCTTCCAAGCTACATATC